ACTTCTCCTAATGAGGAGTTAAATATACTTACTAAATCATTTTGTAATTTTTTAGCATTTGTTATTTTCGCATAACTATATAATCTTTTTAATGCTTTAAAATATTTCTTATCATTAGCATAAGAATAAAAATCATTTAAAATTGATGTTTTAATATCTTCTATATTTACATTATCAGTTAAATTAAACTCTCCAATTCTTATTATATATATATCACTATATTCAGTTATATTATGGTCTTTATCAATTGCGACTATATCTAATTTAATTCTGCTTTTTTGCTGTAAGCAATCAGTAAATAAAAGTATATTTCCATCTATATTTTTATAACCTCTTTTTATTTCTTCTTTACTCCATTTTTGCGGTTGTCCTCTAAATACACCACATTTAAAATCAGTAATCCATATATTAGGGTTTTTTAATGCCTCATTATATTTATCTTTAAATAATTTATATATATGATTATATATATCACTTGATTTATTAAATGATTTATTTTCTAACAAATCATAATCAGCACTATATAATATATTCTTATCCGCACTTGAACCGACTAAACTTTGCTCTCCATCAATAGAAAGAAAAGCATATATACTTTTATTATCCATTTATATATATATTATATTATAATTATAACTTAAATATAATTCTAAATATTATTTTTACAAACAATATTGAGAACAATTTTTAAGTCTTTATTGCCGATTTTTAGATTACATTTACATTATTTTAAATTATTACAATAAATAATGTAAAGTAATATAATAAATAAATAAAATAGATTACAAATAGATTGTTTTAAGTAATAATTTTAAAATTATTACAAATTATAATGTAAAATAATTTAAATAGAGTTAGATTATAATATATAGTTAAATTATTTTAAATTATTTATTGTAATAATTTAAAATAATGTAAATGTAATCTAAAAGGTCGCCTTTGCTTCCATGTAGTTATTAATATTTAGCGTCTTGTAGTCATATGCGATAAACGCCCACCCGAAGATACACCACCACCCGAAGATACTCCAAAACCTTTCATTTTTGCGTATGATTGTTTATCATATTCTTTCGTCATAGGCATATCACCAACATTAGACAACATTTTTTCATTCATATTTCCACCAACTAAACGAACATATTGAGCGGATTGAATAGGGTCTAATGAACCCATCGCTTTTGCGTCAATAACCATTTGCTTTGTAAGTATGCCCGAATATAATGCTGAACTTCCCGCAATTGTCGTCATAACTCCACTATTACAAGCAATTACAACAATTTCACTATTAGTAATATCCGCACTTGTATAATTCTTAACATCAATAGTGAAGGAAAGATTATATGAACCGAGAGAACCATTTGAGAGGTAAGATGGTAAGGATAAATCCATAGCGGGAGATAAAACTAACAGCGAACCAATTGTAGGCATTAAAGCAACCGAAGCATTTGTCGCATTTGTAGCAGAACCTTTTTGAACTTGTCCCGAGAATGCCTCCCATGATTGATGCGAACCATTTTTGCGAGATATTCTATATAATTCTTGCTGTGAAGCAGTTGATAATAAACCACTAACATTATTTAAATTAACTTTAATATTTTGAATAGCAAGGAAACCCGATGCCTCATAGTATTCAAAATCTTGAATACGCTTTCTTACGCTTATTAAAAAGTAATCGGGAAGGCAATTTAAGGTTATGTTATTAGCAGTTAAAGTTGTAGTAGGCGACGCAGTAGCAGTTAAAGTTGATGATATTGATGTAATATAGCGGGGAAGGTCTAAATATGGAACAACATTTCTCGCCTCTATTCTGTCTTCGGGTTGCGATGAAATGAAATTGACTAACATTTCGCAATCGGGGAAAACGGAAGATGTATTATTAGCATTATCAGTAGGAACACTAATACCACCTTTAATAGAGTTTAGAGTAAATCCACTATTAGCAGAAGTCCAAAAGCGTCTAAAAGCACTATCAATATTAAAATTAAAATTAATATTTGAAACACCGACTAATGCTTGTGAGTTGAACTCGGGCGAACCATACAAAAATGGAGATAAGCAGAAAATAGGTTCGCATACCTCTATTTGAAGTCCAATAGTGAAAACATCAGTAGCACCCGAAGAAACTAATGTTTTTGAATTAGTTGAAGGAGAAACTAATCTATTAATACCTAATATTTTAATAGGATGTGTCCCACGAGGATTATAAGCGGGATTGTAATTTGCGAATTGATAATTAGCAAGGGGATTATTATTTCCAGTTGTAGCAATATCACCAAAATTAGCATAATAATTATCTAACAAATGAGGGGTCATACCATTATATTTAGAAACCTCCTCTTGCGAAGTCATAGCAAGAATAGAAGAGAGAACATCTTGCGAATTAACCGAAACGGAAGTATTATTTATTTGAGCGGTTGCGGTTTGGAATAACTGATTTAATGGAAATGGAGCGGGAGCATCTTTCTCACCTAACGCCAAAGCATATTGTCCCGAAGCAACACCAGTAATTTCCATAGTAAAATTAATTTTTGTCCTAATTAGAACCTCACGATTTACCAAAGTATTTTCACTTGGAACATTAACATTAAAAGTAATACTTGTTGAATTAGGCGAAATGGCGGGGAATGACTGATAATTAACGGAAGAACCACCCGACATTACAGCATAAGTTAATTGCGAAGTTATACCAGCGATGCGACTATCTTTGATTAAAGCGGTTTTGAAATCAGCACTCATTTTTTTATATATATTAATAATATAAATATATATAAATTATTCTAAACAATATTTTTATAGTCTTAAATCTCTCATACTCATATTAGAAAATTGTAAAGTTTTTGCTTCACCTAATACAACCTTTTCAAATAATATTTTAATTGATGCTGTCCCGCCAGTTGTAAGCATGAAAGGGATTAAATTACCAGTTTTTAATTGATAATAAACATTAATATCTATTTGGTTTAATGGTTGATTTCCAGTAAGAGTTATATATCTATATTGTCCGCTTGGAACATATAAAAGATTTGGTCTATATCCTTGTTGATTACTCATTAAATCAGTAATCATTAATAAATGTTGAGTTGTTGAACGCTCTCCCTCTATTGTATAACTATCTTTTTTATCTTTACTCTTTGTTGCTGATTGTTGATTTGCGACAATAGGCAAAGTATTAGAAATAAATACAATACTATTTATAGGAGTTATTAAATCAATTGAACTCCATTCTTGCTCTCCTCTTAAAAGAAACTTTCCAAAGTCTAATATTTCATTTGGCGGGTCTTGCGGAGAAAAGGAAGGAGATGTAGTTGGAATATATGTATAACCCCAGTTGTAAAAAGAAACCCCAGTTGAATAAAAGTTATTATCGGCAAATGTAGTTCTAAAAATTAATTGATAATTTGTTGTTGTTTCTGTATAAAATGCGGGAAAAGTTGAAATTAATGTATAAAAATTAGCAGATGTAGTTATAGAGGTTGAAAAAAAATGATTAAATCCACTTACATTTGCCGAAGCATTACCTAATTTTAATATATTACTATTAGAAAAATTAGTTGGTGTTTCAGCATTAGTAGTTAAATAACAAGGAGGAACAACTATAAATACTTTTTCAGCACTTTCACTCCATTCAATAGTAGGAGGATACGCCCAGTTAGAAAATACTTCAATAAACTCGCTTCCCGCTCCTTGTAAGTCCGCATAAACAAAACTATTAGATATAAAAGTCCCATATTCAATTTGTATAGATTGATTAACAATAAAATCAAAAAAATAAGAATATGAATAACAATAAAAATATTCATAATTTATATGTTTTCCGTCTTTGTATTCATCATAAGTCGGTTTATAAAGTGTCGGGTCTTCGGGTTTCCAGTTAATAAAAAAACTTTTTGTTGCTAATGGTGTTGATGATGTTGATGATTGATGATGATAATTTAAAGTTATTTTATATTCTGTTGGTGTATAGTTTTTTCCAGTAAGTAAAGTTGGAACTGCTATGGTTTTATCTTGATTTGGTTGAACTATTAAAACGGGCATATTTGGAGTATCAATTTGAAATCTTACAACACTCATTTTATAATCTCCCGTATTATTAATAATAGGTGTATCAGTTGTTTCTATAAATCGGGCGGGTGTTTCTGTGTTTCTTCCTATATTATGCTGTAATATATCGTAATAAACTCTATCGGGATTATTTGCTTGTCTAAAATCGTTTGTTTGCGACATTTATATATATAATTATTTATTATTATTTTTATATATATTTAAACTAAATTAATTTATATATACTTTTTTCTGTATCGGGTTTGTAATCTACACTTCCTAATATATATTTAATTGCTAAATCTTCAAAATCTTTTGAATATTTATATTTTCCTTTATATATTTTTTTAATTACTTTATTAAGGTCATCTATACTTTTCATATTTAAATAATTATAAAGAGAACTATATTTATTTTGTAATTTTTTATATTCTTCATAATAATCTTTTGCGTTTATATTTTTTTTCTTGTATTCATCATATACTTCTAATTGAGTGTTTTTACTGCCTATATTTAAATAATACTTTATTACTTCATCAGTCATAATTAATAATTTTTTGTTATCTAAAACAATATTTTTTTTAGATGCTTTATAATCTATATAATTAAATCCATTTGTGTCCTTAATTCTTTTCATAAACTTATCTATTACTTTTTCAGTTTTTTTAACATAACCTCTAATTAGATTTTTTATATATTGGGGTTCTAATTTTGTTATAACTAATGCTTTTTTTAATACTTCTTGTGTTGATAAAGTTGGATTTAAAAACATTAATTCAAGAAAAAATAAACTCCATAAATTACAAAAACCACCTCCTTCTTTTTCCATAGTTTTTAATTCATTTTCTAATGATTGAAAACCCTTACTCATAGGGCATACTTCATTTGCGGGTATATATTTTGGCGTGTATTTTTTTAAATATGGTTTCATTTTTTTCTCAAACATAGTTTTTAATACACTATTAATAAAATCATCACTTTTGTTTAAATTATGTAAGAATATTTTTCCATGTGGTTCAAATCTTTCAATAGTTTTTTTATCGGGTCTATAAATTAACATATTAGAATGCGACCCTACACCTACAATATAAAAATTAAAAGGTATAGCAATCAATTTTACACCTCTTTCTATACAATCTAATAAATCTTTACTTAATCCTTCTGCTTGTTTATAATATTTTTCTAATTCTTTTCTTTTTTCTCCTTTTTTATATCCTACATTTACACTTAAAGCGTTTATAATGTCGCTGTTTCCTAATATAGCACATTTAGCATCATATTCAATTAATAATTCCATATATGCGATTACTCCTAATGTTGCTTGGGGTTCATAATCTATTCCTTCATCGCTGTATTGTCTTCCTAATTCTTCAAACTCTTTAATTTTTTCTTCTAATCTATCTATTATAGGTTCTATATTTATTGGTGTTGGTTCGGGTTTTGGTGCTTCTATATCTTTAATAATTATACTAATATTTCCTTCTTTCTTTTCATCTTTCTTTTCATCTTTCTTTTCATCTTCTTTTTCATCTTTCTTTTCATCTTCTTTTTCATCTTCTTTTTCATTAGATAGTCATACTTCTTTTTTCTTCTTCTTCTTCTCTTTTGGTAATACTTTTTCTATCTCAATTTGTTTTTTCAATAATTCTCCTTGTTTTTTTAATAGTTTTTTCTCCTTTAATTGTCCCTTTTTAATTTTTTCATATTTCTCTATTTCTGCGGGATTATCTCTATTATATAAAAAGTCAGTCTTATTTACATCTAAATATACATTTAAATCATCTTTAATTAATTTTAAACATATCATTCCCGTTGATGTTTCCATTTCTTTAATAAGTGATATATCTTGTGTAAATCCTCCATCTATTTTTAAAACTTCGTGAGTTGGTAAATATTTTGCTAATTGTTTTCTAAATATATCAAACTTCGGCAAAGCACCATCTCTTAAATATCTATCGCTTATTATCATACATAAAACTCCGCCTTCTCCTAACATATTAAACGCTTTTGCTACAAAATCTATATCATGATAGACAACATCTTCTTTTTTTGCTAATTTTGTTTCTTTATCAAAAACTATTCTCTGTGTTCTTATATTAAATGGCGGATTTCCTAAAATGTAATCATAATTTACACGAGAGTTTAAAGTCATAAAATCGCAATTACTCCATTTAATATTATCTATGCCTTCAAAATATAATTGTCCTATTGTGAAAAATGTTGGGTGTAATTCATTACAATCTATAAACATGTTTGCTCCTAACGGCATATTTACTAAACCTCTAACAACATTTCCTATTCCCGCTGTTGGTTCTAATATTTTTAAATCTGTTCTATTATCTTCTTTTATTCCACTATAATTTATTAATAATTCTACTTCACTTTGCGGTGTAAAGTTTGCTTGAAAAGTTGTAATTATTTTCTTATCAATTCCTCCTAATGTTTCTAATATTTTTGTTAAAGGTTTTTCTTCTTTTATCATTTTTCTAATCTTATCTTTATCTATATTTAAATCTTGTTTAATTTTATCTTCTGTAAGGTCGGGATTTCTATTTAGTTTATATTTTGTATCACTACTAAATCTCTGTAATCTCATATTAACTTCTTTTATATTTTTTTCATAAAAATCTTTATACATTTGCCTCTTCATTTTAATTTTTTCCTTATTTGTAAGGTCGGGGATTTCTAATAATGCTTCATTATAAGTTTTTATAAAATCATTATTTTCATTATCATTTACCTCTTCAAATCTCGGTTGTGCTAATAATAATTTTTCAAATCTATTAATGCCTTCTTGTTTATTAAACATTAAATTAAATAATCTTATATCGGGTGATTGTCCGTATAAATTACCATATTTATCCATTCCTTCATAACTTATAAGTTCTTCGCCATCTTTATTAAGTTTTTTCGTCTCGGGATATAATAATTTTTTAATTCCATTATTCATAACTTTATCTGCTTCTTTAAACCATTCATTATCATCATCATCATCTTCTTCTCCTCCTTTAACTCCTACTAATAAATGAATATTTACTATACTTTTACTTCCTTTTTTATGACTATCTAATCTTAATGCTCTTGCTATAATTTGCTCTAAAATTGCGTAATTCCAGTAAGGTTCATTTATTATAACATTATTAGTTTCTTTAAATGAAATACCTTCTTTTATAGATAATGTAAAAAATAAAACATTTATTTCATTAGTATTATATTTATCCATGACTACTTTTTTTTCTGTTGCTGATAAACTACCATCTATTACGCCATATTTTAACTCTTTAAAATCTTTATTTATAATTTTATATAATGGTTCTAATGTATAACCTTTAAATTGACTATAAATTATTGTTTTCTCTTTTTTATGTTTTCTTAAAAAGTTTATTATCCATTTGCCTTTTGCTACTATTGATTGATTGCGTGAGTTCATTAAATACGCATCTTTTTCGGGCAATTTATTTAGTAAATCTTCATAATCATTATTCTTCATACCATCTTTTAATTGTTTATAAGTATATTCATTATTTATTACAAAATCATCATCGTCCAAGTTTTCTTCTTTCATTTTTTTAAGCATTTGTTTTGCTTTGTAAGGGGTCAATTCATACGCTTCTGTGGGGTCATAAACAACCTTTTCAAAATGATATTTTGTTGATGGAAACTCTTTATTATCTTCACTAATTTTATAATAACTAATTAAACCTTGATAATATTGTTTAAATGATTTAGGGTCTAAAATTAAAGTTTTTAAATCATCTATTTTATGCTTATATAAAGGTGTTTTTTTATAACCTATTGATATAATCGGTTCTAAATCATATTGAGAATTAACAAAGAGCGTTCCAGTCATGAAAATAGTTCTTAAAAACTTATTTTCATTTTGTAATAATGTAATACCTAATTTTGTTCCTACTAATGAAAAGTTTTCTGTTGTCTTCCATTTTCTCGCATTCATTTTCTCCGTAATCGCCATAGTGTAAAAGTTCCTTAAATTGTGTATTTCATCTACTATTAATAAACTATTTGGTTGAAATATTAAATCAGTATTTAAAAATTGTTGATATGATACAAAGTAATATATATAATCTCCATTATCATTTTTTCGGTTCGGGTCAATTCCTCTTCTATACATTTCTTTAATTGTTCCAAAAACTAATGATGCGGGGACTAAAAAATAAACGCTACTATTAGGATTTAAAACTGCGAATTGTTCGGCACAATTAACGGCAATCATGGTTTTTCCGCTTCCTACTCCGTAATATAAAATTACGCATTCTTGCGATGAAACACTCCAATCTTCTATAAACTTCTTTTGATATTCTCTATAATAATTAGGGTTTTTCTTTAAAAACTTATCAAAAGCGGTTTTATCTTCATCATACTCATAAACTTCGGGATTTAAAAATACTTCATCTTGCGTTCTTAAAAACTTATTTAAGTTTAATATATCATAAGCATCAAAAGATTTAACTTTTCTCTTTCTTTTTGCTCCCGTTTCATTATCTTCTAACGCATCTGCTAATTTATCAGTTAATTTTTCATTTTCTTTCTTCTGTTTTTCTAATTCCTCATTTTGTTTTTTTACTAATGCTTTCATTTCATTAAACTCTTTTAATTCTTCTTCGGTCATTCCTCCTCCTACCATTTTTGTTCCATTTTCACTATTATTAATATTTTCAAATAATTTCGCCATTTTTAATACTTTGCTATTTTGTTCTTTTATGCCTTCTCCTTTTGTATATCCTATTGCTACTGCTCCTCCCGCCAAATTACTATCTATCATTTGTGATGCTGTTGATGCTACTATTGATAATGGTGCTGATAATGGTGTATAACTTAATCCGTCTAATGATGCTCCTAATGCTAATGCTAATGCTTTATTATTATTCATATTATTTAAATCTACTCCCGTTTCTTGCGACATTTTATTTCTTACTGCTTCCATTCCTAATTCATCTTCTCTTTGTTTTACTAATGCTTCTGCTTCTGCTAAATATATATGGTCTGCTGGTTTCCAAAACGGCAAATACCATACTTTTTTTCCGTCTAATACTTTCTTCGCTTCTTCTTTAATTCTCATAGTTTCGGGGAGATTAGCAAATCCACTATATAACATTTTAGGCAATAAATCTATACCTCCTCCTTTTAATTCTTTTTTTAATTTTTCCTTTGCTATTCTTTTTTCTTCATCTCTTTTTGCTATTTGTTCGGGGGTTCTAAATATATCAAACATCGCTCCTCCTTCTACTTCATCTTTTTCGTCTGCTGGTCTGCTTTCATTTTTTACGGGGACAAAATTGCTTCCTACATCTGCCGAAACGGATGCTAATGATAATGGAATACTTAAAGGAGTTGGAATATAACTTGCTACATCTGCTACATCGCTAAAAACTTTTAAAGAATGTTTTGCTAATTGTGCGGGGTCTCGTAAATCACCGAATAATGCTTCGTGTTCTTGTCTAATTTTTTCTACCATACCCATATCTCCTTTAATTCTATATTTTATACTATTAAAAGCATTTTCAAATATTTTTCCATAATTTAACCACCCGCCCACCATCGCCCCACCTCTCATTTTTTTTTTGCTTCTTTTCTCTTTTATATGTTCTTTCATCGGGGGGTGTTTTTCTAAATGTGTTTTAAGTTTTTTTATATGTAATAATTTTTTTTTTAATCTTTTAATTTCATTAGAATTAGGAATATTGCCTCCTTCCATTTTTTTATTATAAAGTTCTATAAATCTTTCTTTCTTTTGCGGTGTTAATGTTGCTAATCTCATGTTTAATTCAATTTTATTTTTATATTTCGGCACTCCATAACCCATTTGGTTTAATATTTGGTATAAATCTTCATGTTCTATTGCTAAAATTAATTTAAAAAAATCATCTACTTTCTTTGGTTCTTCTTTCTTCTCTTCTTTCTTCTCTTTTTCTGCTTGACTATTTCTTAATCTTCTTTGTATAGCATAATCAGTAAATCTACTTTCTCTTTCTGCGTCTGTTTCTTTTTTCTTTGGTTCTTCTTTTTTTTTTTCTTCTATAACCATTTTAATATTTACGGGTTCTTCTTTAACCTTCTTTGGTCTGCCTCTTTTCTTTGGTTCTTCT